AGCAATCACAATCTCTTTGTTCTTAAAATGGATCCGAATGCAGAACAAGTGAAAGCTCGCAAGTCCCGCCTCATGAATGTTGTCAGGAGGATAAATTCTGCCTCTAATGAGGTCCTATCAGACAGAGTATTTGAGCTTCTAAGGAGCAATCCTGTTTGCAATAAGAGGGTATTAACAAAATATGCACGTGTAGTAAAAGACCCTGATCCCATCGCAACAACTCAACTGCTCATGGGACAGAAATACCCTATTCTGGTGAAAGAGAAATATTTGAAGTTCTTCACGGAGGATGAAAGGAAAGCAAATTTTGCAGAGGAGGAGGACTGTCGCAGACCAGGCTGGAAAAGAAGTACTCGAACTGCTCTAAACATTTGGCTAAACAAGGACATAGAGATTTCTGAGGACACTAAGAAGGTAATAAAAGTGCTGTATGAAAATTCCTTCGAGATGGTGAAGGACTATTATAAGCACAACTGGTCGAAGGCAGTGATTAAGTATGGGATAGTGCCCAAAGAAAGGCAGGTGGTGGCAACAAGGAGTGTTTTGGTGGACGTACCGCGTGAGTATCGTCAGAAGGCAGTTGTTGAGATAATACAGCCTGGCTTCAATCTAAACCAGCCTGAAGTCAAAATATATGTCGACAAAATATTGGAGAAGGTGGGGCATAGACTTGTTCTAGGCATGTCGATAGTAGATCAGGCTAGGGTGTTGTTGAATTCTCTGGATCCCAGACGCAGAATGCTACCCGTTGCAGTCACACTCCATGACAATTTGGCTCAACATTCAATATCTTATTACGGGAATAATTGGATGGTACACCACCTGCCGGGGCGCTCCTACGACACTCCGGGGGACTCTAATGACCTGAGGAAAAGTTGTGTGCTCATAATGCGTGAGATACTCAAAGTGAAAGCCGAGAGGAGGAGGGAGCACTTGACCAAAATAACCAAAGGGGAACAAAAACTGGCTGAAGTCTTACAACGAACTAAGGAGAACTATGCGGTGAAAGTGATAAAATCTTTGCTGGGCATGCAATGCTCGAAGGCCCATGATTACTTCGGGACTGAGATGATAATTGAAACAGCAGTTGAGAGGAGTAGATTGGTCACCTCGAATGGAGGAGTGACATGGAGGGAATACATCGGACTGGAGAGGATATATTTCAAGCACGATGACATGAGAGGTTGGTATGCTCATGACGGCCCACTGCTTAAGGAGATAGTGTTCTCAAGAACTGAAAAGTCCATTTTCATAAATTTGCTTGTCAATATTGCCAACTACATCAGATACGATTGGGTGGCCCGGCCGGGAGGGATCGCAAAGGAGCTGAGAAGAGCCACCCTTGAAGAAGTCACTTTGAGCCCCTGGTCCTTTCTGGGAACCACTCGGGAGATTTGGAACAATTTCTGGTCCCGTCTGGACAGCAGCTATTTCCCGACCAGCGATGACATGAGGAACTATCTACAAATGGGAGAGGGGTCAATAAAAATCCGGTGCGTGCTGGAGACTGAAGTGCCAGGGGAGGTGGAAGTGACTTACAGAGTGACCGAAGAAGGGGATCTGGAGGAGATAGGAGGCAGATCACGTATTCCGAAGATAGATGTGGTCTCTAAGTGCAAAGAAAAATACCTGGACGGGACTTGGAGCAGCAATGACATGGTCTTCATCCCCATATTGCATCCAACTGTGTGCCTCCCCAAGAGTATAGAATTCCAAATGAACAGAAAAGAATTATACTCTGACATTCAGAACTATAAATTCAGCAACTACAACAGCCATTGTCCCTATCTGCTCCCAGCCCATGAAAGAGCCTCCTTCTGCAACACGGCCCGAATGATGCTCTACGGCGCATCGACACAACTAAGGAAATGGCCCCGTATCTATCTGGCATTCCTTTACTGCTTCGCCGGGCACCCGGAGACCCCTGTCCTGTCGAAGCTGAGGAAGACTAGGTTTCTGACTTATGACGAGATAGACCTGTATGCCCAGTGGGGGGTGTTCCGACACAATCCTGCGAACAATTCATGGCTTGTTTTCAATGAGGAGTGGAAGGGTCTCTCGGATGAGTTCTCCTTTCCGGGCAGCTTGGCAAACAGTGCACTGGTGGGGTATCGCCTTGAAAATGTGCAACAGGGGAAAAGAAAGAATGAAGAGGGGCTGATGGACCTGAAAGACGGGATGAGAGCCTTAGAAAACAAGTTGGATGGCTCAGGAATGTACGTCAGGGTCGCCCAAGGTGTTCAATTTTTGGTGAGGGACAGAACCGCTGGTGAGAAAAGGAGGGTGGCAATGAAAAGAGGACTGGAGAGAGTGGAGGAAGACCGGACACGAGACATCATCATGTCTGCTCCAAGGAAAATGATTAGAAAGAAGTGAAGTTACCATTTTAATGAAAAAGAGATTTGTGATTGCT